AAATGCACTACATTTTGACATTTTGTTGTTCTCCCTTCTGTTTATCAAAGAATAGAAAAAACCCCCTTATATGACCTTATATAAAAGCCACACAAGGGGTTCTGTTACTTAGTTAGTAAGAAAACCCGTGAGGTTTGCAAAAGATTCAGGCATTGAGAAGTCCTCAAATGTTCCTTCAATCTCTTCATCAAGGTATTCCCCGTCAGCATCAAATTTTGCTAACACACCGCCGTCAGTGTTGCAGTCATAGAAAATGATCGTCTGTCTGCCCGCATCACTGGTTGGGTCATCATTGGTGATCTGCATTTCAAAATACACATCCTCACCAGTATTCTTATAGTCAAGCAACGCCTGACGAAGAACAGACTGGTTATAGTGTGCGGTGCCGGAAAAAATACCTTCCATACCACATGACTTATGACCAACCATCATTGCACCAAGTCTTGGCACTTTTGATTTGGTTTTATCAACCTTTGCTTCCATATCAATCATCTGCATGAAGTTATATCTTCTGCTTCCGATAGTGATAAAACATTCAGCAAGTTTTGCTGCAATAGTGTCCCTTGCTTTCATTGTTACATTCGGCATTTTATTTCACCCCTTTCTTACGCAACCGTAACCGTTTCATAGAGTTTACCCATAGCGTTCACAACGGTAATTGCTGATGTAATCACAACTGCCTTTTTGGAATCGCCCTGTGCAACCGTAACATCAGAATCAGTGAACCCTTCAATAGCACCAAGTTCCTGTAACTGTGTACGGATTTTCACCAAGTCAGACCAAAGGGAAGTTCTGCCTGATGCATTGTTTGGAACAACACCAAGATACTTAGTGTTGAAAAGAACTGCATCATCATTTCCCAACTGGTCAATAACTCTGATCGTCTGATTGTCCTTGAATACATCCCCGCAAGTGTCCGAAGTGGTCACCATAGAGTTAATATCTTCAAGCACACGAACAATGCCGTTGACCTTATGGAAAGTGAACTCACCCGCCTTGATTGCTGCTTTCAACTCATTCTGTGTGTAATTGGTATCAACGGTGAAACCGCCATCATATTTCTTGTTCTGACAAGACTTATTGACCGCACAACCGCTTTCTGCACCAGTTACCCAGTACACAAGTGCTGCTTCTGACCATCCTGTATCTGTTACCTTGTTCTTCACACTGATAACGCCCATATAATCAGCAGACAGGTTGTAAACAACCAACTGGAACTTGATACCAAGTTCATCACGCAAACGCTTGTTGAAAGCCACATATAACTTCTTGGTAACATCATCAGTAACCACAACGCCCATAGTGTTGTAGGTGTATGATTCGATTTTATCCAAGTAAGCCTGATGTGCAGTGCCGTCAACTGTGCCGTTTGTACCACCAGTTAAAGGTGTTCCGGCAGTAACAGCAAGATCAGCAGCCTTGAATGTCACATAATCGTTTGCCACAAGATCAGCAGCCTTAGCAACTGTCTGTGTGTCAACCTTGACCGTACCGAAGTAGGTTGTAACATCATACTTGCTTGCATCATCTGCATTTTTCTGAATCACGATCTTCAAATCGTTACCACGCACACCACAATACTTTGCAGTTGCGTATGTGTTCGCTGCCTTTTCACCACCACCGTTCAAGCGGTATGCGTATAAGGTCTTTGCACCCATGAACAGATCATTAAGACCAAGCATCTTAGGACTGTCAAAGGCATAACCAAAAAGTTTCAGGCTGTTCTTCTGAAAATCTTCATTGGTTACTTCAAAAACTTCCCCTTCAACACCCCAGTCAAGTTCAAGGGGCATTGTTGCAATACCTCTATCAGACAGTGCAGCAGATGCGGATGCAGCCGATACAAAGTTGATATAAGCACCGGGAAGTTCTTTGTTCTGTGAGGTAAATGTACCACCACCTAAAGCCATACTATTTCACCTGTCCTTTCATGTATTTTTCAACTAAATTGTCAACAGTTTTCATGGTGTAACTTTTATCTTCATCAAGAAGGGCATCCACCAAGTCCCTTCTGTTTGCAAAACGGGCAGATGCAAGAATCTGTTCCTTGCTGAACATTGGTTCAGTCTGTTCAGACCTTGTAGCAGTTCCCGTTGTTGTCTTTTTTGCTGCCATAATCAACCACCTTCCTTCACATCCGTGCTTGCCGTCATAGTTTCCATTGGTGTCTGATCTTCCGTCTTGACCGTGAAAAAGTCATAATTGACAAAAAAATTCAGAACACCGTCAACCACCTGATGATTCATTTTTGAACCCCTGATTGGCTTGGTATCACCGTCTGTTGTGACATACTCCAAACAGTCATACATTCTTTCAGCCACATCAGCACATTCCCGCTGCTTCTTTGCAGACTGTGGGAAATACTGGATGCAGAACTGATTGGTACGTTCATACCGTTTGCCAAGGAAAAGGTTGTTGTTTGGGTTCAAGCAAGCAATAAAAAAACAAGGCTCTTTCAAACCTTGCTTAATTTCTTCATTGTGGATTTCATAATCATCCCCAAATTCTTTGTTCAGGGAACAACTGATTGCTTCAACTATTGAATTTATCATTTACCAAGTCCCCCTAAATATTTCTTGATTTTGTTTTCAAGCACCTTTGGGGCAATTTTCTGTAATTCCTGTTCAGATATGGTCATCATAAACTGACCTTTGACCCATCCTGAATGATTGGCTGTCCTGTGTCCGTACTCAACATAGGATGCATATTCAACCGGGTTCACAATTTCAATGACATAGGTGTCACCAAAATGGTTCACCGTCAGGCTGTCTGCATACCCTTGTGCTGATGCACGTTTTTCACCAGTCCAACCACGCCTTAATGTACCGCCCTTTTTTCCTGAACTTGCCGGGTACTGTCCGACAGGTGTTCTTTTGACCACCATGCGAAGCAACCGGGCAGCAAGTTCTTTTGCACACGATTCCACAAAGTCATCAGGATTTTGCAATTTTCCCAACTGCTGCTGAAAGTCTTTCAGACCTTTGCAGTCAAATCTTCCCATTCTACCCATTTACGCATATTCCTTGAACAGTTCAAGTGTAATTTCCTGATGCGTTGGATATGTGGAAGGGACACCGCTGCGGGTGTAGTCCGTGGTCACATTGTCCTGTGTTACTGTCAGTTTTGACCCCGCTTTGATGGTTACATCCGGGGAAACAAACAACTTTGTGCTTTGCGTGATCGTTGCTGCTGATTCTGACTGAATTGCTGTTTGCAGTTTTTCAAAAGATAATCTGCACGGTTGGTCTTGTAAGACCACAACCTCTGATTCTTCCATAAGTTTTGACTTCTCATTTTTTACCTTTTGCAGTTCTGTCACCGTCAAAGTACCAAAATAGGTTGCTTCAATGGCTTTCCTTGCAGCCTTTTGTGCTACCTGAATCTGCTTTACCATCTGATACGCCTGAATGAATTAAATTCAGCCTTTCCATAGGATAAAAGGTAATTGATGAAAGAAGTCAGTCTTTGTTCAGGGGTCATTGAACCTTCACCAGTTGCAAAAACCGTGTTGGTGTCCCCTGTCTGAATCTGCTTGACAGCATATTCTAAATCAAACCCGGTAAGGTCATCAGGTGCAAAGGTTTTCTTGAAAAGAAGAAATTCACCTACCGCCATATCAACGGCAATGTGTTCCAGTCCTTCCGGCACATCATTCCAGTTGATTTCATTCTTGATTGTGCTGCGTACTTTCTCAACGCAAAAGGTCAAGGCAAATTCATCATCTGCCTTGACCTCATAACCGAATGATTTCAACCGTTCTTTTACTGTATCAGTATCAAACATTGCAACCACCCTTTCAGATCAGAAATTAACCACGGGAAATAATACGGGCAATCGGAACTGCCTTGTGTTCAATGGTCTTGGTATCAGATGCAACCAGTGACCAGTTCTTGCCAGTCTTTAATTCCGCATTGGTAGGGGAATTTGTTGCCTGTGATGCCTTAGTGTAGGAAATACCACCAACAGAAACGGCGTGACGCTTACGGGAAATCAGTGTATCTTCACCGCCGTGAAGTTTCGCATCACGAACCATTTCATACGGTACTTTTGCACCAACATCCTCAAAACCAATAGCACCTTCACCAAGGATATAGGTTGTGTACTCTGTGTATGCATCCTGTGCCTTGATTCCCTTGCCTGTGTCCTCTGCAACGGCTTCAACAACCTTAGTAGGTAAAGAATCATCAATGATGACCAGTCTGCCGTTCCAAGTACCCATTTCAAGATCACGCTCAATGCCCTGTGCATCTGTGTACTTTAAGTATGCAAGCAGTTTCAGGTTTTCAAGGTTGGTAGCAACTGCACTGTGACAGTAAACCAGCTTGAACTTCTGCTTGTTATCACCGCAAGCCTTCTGAATTGCACTGTTCAGGGTTGTTGCATCCATCTTCATACTGTCATCAGTATGTTCAGCACCCGCTGATGCAATGTTATAGGTGTGTGCTTCAACAAAGGCTGCATTGGCTTTCTTAATGTCACCTGTACCAGTGTCCTTCATTCCAAAGACACCTTCTAAGATTGCAAGAATAACATCCTGATCTACACTGTTCCAGTAGTCATTGATCTGATTTCTGACGTTTGCCATGAAGTCAGTACCACCAGTTACATCATAACTGAAATCTGCTTCTGTCCAACCGTTCATTCTGCCATAGGTGAAAACACCCTGTTCATAGGTGTCAGTCTTGCCCGGTGTAACATTGTCAACACCGTCATAGTTCTGCGGTGTGCCGGAAAGCAGACCAAAATACGGTAACACTGCATAAACAGTGCCAGTCTGTGAGTTATTCACAAAAGTGTCACGCAATCTTGCATCACCAACGATTGCACGAGATTCACGCAACTTGTTCAGTTTTACGTTCTTAATAGCACTCATGTACTTACCGAACGCCTTTTCGTTAAAACTTTTAGCATCAAATTTTGCCATGTTTCAATTACCTTCCTTTCATCAAATTAAATCTGTGCATCCGGGTTTGCTTCCATGTAAGCGGTGAGTTCGTCATAACTCATTTTTGAGAAATCGACCGTTTCACCCTCACCCGGTTTCTTTTCCCCTGATGCTCCCGGCTGAAAACCTTTGAAATTCTGCTGCTGTTTCTGCTGCTTTTGTGCTTCAAACAGGAACTTGGTGTCATCACCACTTCTTAACTTCTCGATCTGTTCATCCAGTCCCTTGACATTTCCGTCTTTGTCAAGTTTGGCTTCTCCAAGTTCAAGTAAGGCTTTGACAGCTTTGATGTTCTTTGCCTTTGCACCAGTAAGTGCCTTTTCAACCGCAAAATCAATTTTCAACTGGTTCAGTTCAGATTCATGGGTTGCCTTGGCAGTGGCATTTTCAGTCTGTAAGTCCTCAATCTTCTTTTTCAGATCAGCGTTGTCCCCGGCAGATGCTTTCAGGGTTTCTAACTGCTTGTCACGGTCACCGACCTGTGTTTTCAGTCCTTCAACCTCTGTCTGCAAGTTCTTGATTTCTGTTGAAGCAGTACCCTTTGCGTTCTCAATGTCATCACCATTGATTTTCATTACTGAATCAGCCTGTTCCTTGGTAAGTCCTAAATCCTCTAACTGTTTTCTTGTCATTTCTATACCATCCTTTCAAATACGTTTTTATACGGGGTTACTCCCACATGATTGATTGGTTTTTGTTCGGTTTACGCTTGACAACCCGCAAGAAAAAAGACACCCGCTGCCGGATGCCTTTTCTATGTGCTACTTGACCCAGTAGCCGGGAGATAATCAGGATCACCATGCCTTTCTCATTGTGTACGTTTTCATGTGCCTTTTATCCCCCTTTCTGACCTCATATAACCGCCATATAGCAATTATTACAGGTCTATTGATAAACTTGTTAAGGTATGAAAAAAGCACGGCTATTTGACCGTGCTTTTTAGTCCCAATGTTCCCCTTCTTTGGGGTATAATTCCAAAATATCATAAAAGTTTGGAATATCTGCAATCTGTTTTCCATCTTTTAATGCTGTCAACACTCTAATCTTTTCATCCAGTAGTTCATCACTGTCTAAATCAAAAAATTGTGTCATTGTAGGTGGGAAATCAACTTCTGAAAACAACTGTCTGACTTTTATGCTTTTTTCAATCAATTCATTTTTCATCATTCATCACCCACTTTCTTCAAAAGTTCAATAATAGTCGTATCTAATTCTGCAACCAAGTCCGGCTTATCTGCTTTCAGCAGTTCAATCAAATCAGGTCTTGTCACACTTAATGCAGCGTAATTTGCTATTGTTTCATGTACCCGACTTTCTTGGCTTCTGTAATAAGATGACCCATGACCATACATTACTGTTCCTTTATCTCTAAACATACCACCTGACAGTGCATCATAAATATCTTCAAGATTTCCTACTCCACCACCCATGATATTTCTTGCCATATAATCACGTTCATCATTCATAGCTGACACCAGTTTGTTATACTGTTTCTTATAATCAGCAAGTGAACCTTGGAAGGTTTTATCCATCACTGAATTATTCAGATCAGAAATCAACTTCTGATATTTTGCATTAACTTCATCCCGAATCCGTCTGTACTCTTTTTTATGTTCAGCAAATAGGTCTGCGACTTCATCACTAATTGAATCTGATGTACTTTTGAATACATCCATCAGTGCCGTTCTGCTTGTGCTGAACCAATTACCACTTTTTGACGGGTCTTTTCTACCGTACAAATCCATCAAGTGCATTTCTTCATGTAGTGTGGTGTTCACCTGTCCGGCAAGATTTTCACCTTGCAGTTTGGGAATAGTCAATTTTACATCAGCCAAATTTCCGGTCAATGTATATGTTGAAGTTGAAACAGCATGATTTTTACCGTGTGATATTTTGAACGGAATACCATTGTTTTCTATGGTTTCCAATTTTGCCATGCTATTATACAGGGCAACCACATTTGCATCTGCACCTTCCAACCCGTTTATATAGTCCACAAGTGCCTGTGTATTTTTCAATTCACCTTTTGCCTTGAAAGCATCCGGGAAATTGTCAATCTTTAATTCTTCCGCAACCTGTTTGATTTCTTCCTTTGCCTTAATTGTATCATCAGGTGATGTTTCTTGCAAACCTGACTTGTCACCCTGAACAAAAGCCTTGTCCCATTCCTTATAGGTCATATTGCCCGGTACAAAGTAGGTCTTGCCTGTTTCTTCATCACGGGCAGCACGTTCACCAACTGCATCAAATTCATCATCAAAATACGGTACAGTGGTTGAACGACAATGAACATGAAAAGGTGGGGCAGTTTCCCCAACCTTCCATTCTGACATTTTGAAGTGCTTGCCGTCCATTCCTCGGCATATATCCGAAGTGTGGGAATCAAGGGTTGCCACAATCTCATACATTTCAACATCCAGTTCAGTGAAGCAGTCCTTTTGTGCTGCGGAACTGAAAAAGGCTTCTTCCGTCATCACCAACCGCCCGGCGTTGGTCTTGGAAGTGTTCATCTTCCGGGCAATTTCATCAATGGCTTTCTGTGGGTCTTTTCCCAAGATGATGTTCTGTGTCAGGGTATTGTTCAGTTCATTGACCAACTTCTGACGGTTGCCCCATATCCTTTCACTGAAATTCTTACCGTCAACCGCCCAAGGTTTATTGATGACCTTGCTGACCTGCTTATCATCCAGTGTGGAAAAGTCCCAACCAACACCCACACCCTTCTGAATCTCATAGGCTGTGTGATAATAGCCGGACTTGTAAACATCCCGCATTGTGCTGTCAATGGAATCAAGCTGATTCCCAAACATGACTTCAATGCTCTGTTGGGTCTGTAACTTCAAGGCTTCCAGTCTGCTGATATGGAATCTTGCAGATGCGTTTTCAAGTTGCTTCACCCAAGTACCGTTGATTGCATTTTCTTCACCGTACCTGATATAGTCCTGAATGTCCCATTTCAGTTCAGCAAGTTCCTTTGCCGTCAACATACGCTTTGCATCTGCAAGGGTTACCCCGTTGTTATATGCAAAACGCTGATACCATGCAGCAATTTGACCTTCAAGGGTTTTCTGTGCCTGTCGGTACTGTTTTTCAATATCCGCATAACACTGAACCCCCTGTTGGTGTGCTGTCTGTTCAAGCAGTTCAAAACGCTTCTGCCAGTATTCACCGTTATTCATCTACTTCACCGCCCTGACTTCCCTGTGACGGGTCACCTTTATTGTCAGGGTCATCATCTGCACCGTCACCGTTCTGATTCTGTGTACCAAACGGGTCATACTGTGCAAGCATTTCTTTCTGTGCTTCTTCCTTCTGCTTTTTCAGGCGTTCCATTTCAAGTTGCGGGTCATCCACCCAAGGATGCATACTAATGATTGTTTCATCAGAAATGATTCCCTGTGACTTCTGACAGTTATCAATAATATCTGATTCATTCATCAGCATATCACGGTTGAATACCACATCAACCCCATCTTCTTCACCTTCAAAGTCACCCTGTCCCGTATTGGCAAGGTGGCAGTTGACAAACCAAAGTACATCATCCATTGTTGCCTGTGCTTCTGATTCCGTATCATTGGCATCTGTATCAATGTCAGAGTACATTGACTGAATGTTCATCTGATTAGGGTTGCCGGAAAGTCTGTCATCCTTGGCATCATAACCCATTGCGTTCTCAATCAAGGCTTTCTTGAAGATTTCCACAATGGTCTTGTAATTCTCTGCATTGACTGTGATTTCAAGGGTTTCAACCCCGCCCTTGGTGTCACCGTCATATCTGACCTTTACTGCACCATAGGTTGCAAGGTTCTTCCTAAACTCACCTAAATTAGTACCGTCATAGTTCTTCAATACCAAAATGGTGTTCCGGGCATCTTCTTGCATATTATTTTCAAAGTCAGACAGCATCACATTGATGCCATCCTGTAATGACTTGACTTTCTTAATCAGCGGTGTTTCCTGTTCATTAGCTTTCAATGGAATCAGGGGAACACGCTGCCAGTTGAACACTTGAACATTTCCGGCAGCATCCGTCATTGTAACGTGTGGGAAGTCTGCGGTTTCATTGTTCACAATGTCAGGAATCAGTTTCCCGCCATCAAGAATGAACAGGTGAACACCATTCAGATCATACAATTCAACCTTTTCAATGAACTTCCTTTGATTGCCGTCATAAGCAACCGTCACATAATGCCGGATGAAGAAATCAAGTTCAGTATGTTCAGAATCTTTCCAAAATGGCAAAATCTCATAAGCGGGGAAAAGCCTGAAAGCAAATTCACCCCGTTCATTGTAGTATGGATATAGCCAAGCAATACCGCCGTTATATGCAGCTTTGCCCGCACTTTTCAATGTTCGCATGAACTTCTTGTCAAATATCTTTTTCAGCAGTTCAATGTATGCAGTGTTTTCACCGCTTAGTGTGAACGGCTTACCAAACAGATAATTGGCTTTCTGATTGACCATCTTTGCATACTGGTTATCAACAATTCTGTTGTTTGGTAGGTTCTCAACAACTTCAAGTTCTCCACCTTCACCGATCATTGTACGCTTGCGGTGAATTACATCATGGTCACCGTCATAGTACAAAAATCCTTTTATCTGCATCATTCTACGGGGTGAACACTTCCATGCTGCAATTTCCTTTTCAAGAAATTCCAAGTCGGTCATGTGTGCCTTTGCCCCTTGCAATATGAAATTGCTAAGTTTTAATGTGATTGCATCCACAAAGGAACTGAACACGGTTCAATTCACCCCTTTCATTGCATAATAAAATCAAAACCCCTGAAAACACTATGTTTCCAAGGGTATGTGTTACTAATTTGTTTCTTTTATTCAAAAAGTAGTTATACAGGCATCATAGGCGGTCACCTGTTGCAACCGCCCCGGAGTAAGCATTTGACAACCGTTTCCTACCGTCCAAAAAGAACGGTTGCTGATGCCGTGTATTCTACCCGGTAATTGCTTAGTCAAAACTGAAAGCATCACCCTTCACAATAGATTCAACCGCATAACGCATTGCATCCATCAGGTGATTGAAGTCATCAATAGGACGGTTCAGTTTCTTGCCTGTCTTGGCATCCTTGTCCCATTGATAGTTGCTGATCTCTGTGATGAAATTCACGCATCTTGGGTGAATGATAATGTGATAGTCCTGAATGAAGTCAATGCCGTTGTTGATGCTGTCCTTGCCCTTCCTTGCTTTCCTGATTCCTTTCAGACCCAGTTCACGCAAGCGGTCAATGCTCTTTGGTTCTGCTGAATCGGCTGTGATCTTCTCTTTCACATATCCCATCCGCTGAACTTGTTCGGCAATGGCTTCATTACTCATACCCGGCTGATACATTTCATCAAATACCCAAATAGTCTTGCTTGACTGATCTATCAGACCACAAAACAGTGCTGACGGGTCATTTGTATAACCAAAGTCAAGACCAAATACAGACTTGACCCCGGCAATCTTCTTGACTTCATCAACGCTGAACGCCTTTTCTTCCCAATTTTCATAGACAAGACCGTCTACAATACCCCAATCACCAAGACCCGCTACTTTGTAACGCCTTGGGTTCTGCTTCTTCATGGTTTCAAAGACTTTTAAGTCTGCCTTATCCAACCATTCATTGCACTTGTAATTGGTGGTCATTGCAAGGGTTTCATCATCTGTGTTATCAAAAAACCGCTTCTTTATCCAGTGGTGTTCATTCCACGGGTTCAGTGTAAGGGTTATTTGCTTGAACAGTCCTGAACCGTCAGGAACAGCACCACGGATTGATTCATCAAGCATATTGAAATCATCTTCTGAACTGATATCATACGCTTCTTCAATCCACATCCAACACAAGCAACCAATATCAACGGTTATTGATGTTACTTTCAGGGGGTCATCCAGTCCCCTGAAATAAATCTTTTGACCTGTTGGTTTATATGTCATTTCAAGTGGTGATTCTTTGATTTCCCAAAAGGCATCAACGCCAAGGCGGTGAATCGCCCACTTCAATTCTGTGAAACAGGAATCTTTCAGGGTTCTGAAAGTCTTTCTGACCACAAGGGTATTTGCCTGTGGGTACTTCATCATATTGGTGATGTACCAAAGGGCAGTTGTTTTTGATTTCTTGGATGCACGGCTGCCCTTGCATACCCTATATCTACCTTTCCAACGCCAAAAAGTACCGTAACCCTTACCAACCAGTTCGGGCAACTGCACTTTCTTCTTGCCGGACTTAGTAACCTTGTAATCTTCCGGGTACAGGATAAACTTCTGATACCCAAAAACATACTGTGAAGAAATGCGGTTCTTTACCATAGGCAATCACCGCCTAATCTTCAAGGGCATCTTCACCTGTGATAACAATAGGCTGCGTGATGTTCACATCCAGTTTGTCATTCCACATACCCAAGTGTTTACCAAGTAATTCAAGTGCTTTCAATTTTGGTGAAATCTTGACTTCCCTTTCAACACTTGACCCAGTTTCTGATTCAGACTGTTTGTACTTCACGGATTCAATGCAAGCAAGGTCATCTTCTGATGCACCGTCTTTTATTCTTCCGTGACTGTCAACAAGGTCTGTCATCTTCACAAAAGCAATGCGGGCAAGTTCTAAAACAACCCTGTCCTGATTGATTCCTGTTCTTTTGCTGCGTTCTGCCATTGCAACACTAATTGCCTGTTGAACCTTGACATTTGCCAACATCCTTGAACCTTGCTGATCTGCTGTTTTTGCCGAATAACCCGCACGAATGGCTGCTTGTGTTGCGTTCAGGTCAATCAGGTATTCTTCAACAAAACGCTGCTGTTTTTCAGTTAATTTTGCCGTTTTTGCCATCAAACAACACCCCTTTCATGTATTTTTGCAATAAAAAATCCCTGAAACAGAAACATTTCAGGGTGCAAATATCGGCACAAACAAAAAAGGAATTGTGAAAAAACAACCGCTTCTTCACAATTCCCATCTTGTCAAGATACATCCTATCATTAGTTTCAAGAATACACAATATACATGAAACAACAAAATCTATCGTAAAACGCTCTTTTTGTTGTTTCAAGTGACAGTAAGTATACATTAAGTTAGGTAATGCAGATCATCATAGGTTTCTTCAAATCTTGTAAGTGCCTTTTTGTGAAGATTCCTGACATACTGATATGACATACCCATTTCACCGGATGCAACTTTCAAACTCTTAAACTGCACATACACCTTGAACAACACCTGTGAATACCTTGCATTGTGCAGACCTCTAATCTGCTTGATGATCTGTTCCTTGGCATCTGAAAATTTGTCAATTTCCCTGTTTATCTGTTCATTGAAATCAACATAGTTTGTGACTGCCTTGCATAAACTGTCACCTGACGGACTTGTCTGCACTCTTTCAGCAGAATAATCAATACCGCCCGTGCTGCAAGCATTGGTTTTCATATCTTCAAGGCGTTCTAAGTCCTGATTGATATTGGTATCAAGTTCCTGTAACTGTGTCAAATACTGCCGTGCAGTCAATTTTTTATTATTCATCACTTTCACCTATCCTTTCTTGGTATCGGTTAGGTAACGGTTAAAAATTAGCAAAAAATGCCTTGAAAGCCTTGTAAATACTGACGGTAACGGTTGGTAACGGTAACGGTTAAATCCTTATACTATATATTTTTACTTTTTATAAATACATAAAGTATAAAAAAAAATAATATAATAAGAAAATTATATTTAACCGCTACTACCGTTACCATCCGCATAAATAAAGCATTTTAACCGTTACCCTAAACCGTTACCAACAGTTACTATACCGTTACTTTTTCATAAACGACATCAGTTACAACCATTTTTCCAAAGTCACCACTCCCAAAAACAGGTGATGCAATGAAACTGATTCCCGCTGCATACACACCCCACAACAACTGACCTATGTACTGGTGTGCAAGTTCATAAACTTCATTACCCATGACCTGACCCGCAAATTCTTCTTCCACAAGCGGGAAAATGTCATCATTCATTGATACTGTGTCCTGTTTCTCAAATAATTCTAAAAGTTTATTTTCCATTCTGTTCATCCTTAACCTTTCATCATTGCCCGGAACTCATACCAAGCATACTTGATATACAATTTGCAGTTACACCAGTGCTGCACCCGTCTGATTTTCTTCTGTTTCTTCCGGGTGATCTTCCGTCTGTGTTCTTCTCCCCACTGTCTGCACCATTCATACTGTGCATCATCTTCCAGTCTGCTGTGCATTTACTTCACCCCTTTCCTGTTTTTCTTTATATCCCATACACTTCATAAAGCGTTCAGGGTGGTTGCAACTTTCATAATACTGACAGGTAACACATACATTTTCTGTCATTCTGAACACCTTCCTTTCACCAATCAAACGCCCAACAGATAATAAGAAGCACTGTAATGACACTTACAAAACAAAGTATGTTTTTCCATTCATACTTGAATACTGTGTATATTAGAAATATGACAAGGGCGGTCATTAGTAGTATTGTGATTATTCTGATGAATTTCTTTATTTTTTCAATCATCTGTAAACCCTTCCCGTCTTGGTATCTTTCACCTGAACACGTTCAGTCAGTTCAAACCCCGCACCTTTGATGATGTACTTCAAAACCTTAATCAGATCATAGGCACGTTTGTCTGCTACTTCACATTCAATCTGTTCACGTTCTTCCTTTGCTACTCTACCAACAGCAATAGTTGCCGTTGGGTCTGCATATCCTTCCTGATTTCTTCCACCTTTCACTAATTGATACCTTCCTTTCTTATCAAACTTTTGCACCCCTGAATATCACCAACATTGAAGGAAAAGGTGCTGTATTTTTACTGTTCCCAAATTTCAACCGACCTTTTATGAATCGAATTTCTGTCCTGTGTATAATAAAATCGTGAAAATACTTGGTGTCTGTTCTTGCCGGAATCAACAGAACAACTGTTGTGTGTTCTTTCCGTCCCTCAAAATAGCATTTCTCAACCCATTTATACATTTCTTTACCATAGGGTGGGTTGCAAAATACACATCCCCCCCCCCCCCAATCATGCAATAACCCATCATCTTCTTTAGTAAAATATCTGTCACATTTATGATTCTGTTCACTGGAACATGGGTCTAATGTGAAATGAAATTCTGCATCCAGTGCATCAAATAAGTCCTGTGGTGTAGCCCAGTCATCTGTGTTACTGCTGAACAAAACTTCATTCATTTCAATCACCGTCCTTTCTATTCTGCAACAAAGATTTTGCAGTTTTTATTGTTCACTTTCTTCTGAATCACTCTGAACCCAAGCCTTTTATTTATTTGCTTGCTGAATACGATATTTGACATTGGCTGCATACTGTTGTCTGCACAAAATACCTGATAACGCTTGTAAACATCAGCGGTTGGTTCATTCTCAATTCTGTCAACACCTGTATCATTGATAAATGCAAGGATAGGGTTGTTTTCTTCTTCATATTCATCCAACTGGTTCTGAACCTTGTCTGACTTGGTGAACCCGTTATTGATGATGACCCTTTTCAGACCTTCCACACCTAATCTGATGAAGTATTCAATAGGTTCTTCCTGTGTCAGCTTATATTTGATAAATGGTTCATAGTCCGGGTCATCTTTGCTGAATGTGGCATTGAATGGAATAATAACCAAACGCCTAAGCACCGCCCCGGTCTTGTCCTTCATCCTTGGTATGTCATTTGCAGAAAACAGTAACTTGATGAACGGGTTGAACTCAAAAGGGTCTTGTCCCTTGCGTTCTGCCTTGATGCGGTTACCTGTGACGATCTTCTTGAACACACTGACCTGTGACCCTTGAAGGAAATCATCACCAATATCATCACCAATGTTTGCCAATTTGCCGAACATCATTGAAGTGTTGAATCTGTCCCCCAGTTCTTTCAGGTCAAGTGCTGATATGTTCCGATCACCAAGAATTGCCTTGACACAATCCAAAAATGTACTTTTACCGTTGGACTTGTCACCAGTCAGTATGAACGCCTTGCCTAACTCATTACGCCTGTAAAAGCAATAACCAATACATTCTTCTAACAATGCCCTGATTGTTGCATCACCACACGCTAATTTGTTCAGTGTGCTATCTGCCAATTCATTGTAGGCATCCGGGTCATAGTTCCACGGGATTTTATTTGTAATAACAATGTCCGTGCTGAATGGTTTCAGTTCCCCGGTCACAATGTCATAGATACCATTGTTGAAAGCAATCAGGTTTGCATCTGACTGTACCTTTTCATCAACAATCAGTTCCATATAATCAAGCACTTCCCGGCGTTGCATCTTTTTCAGGTTAGGGATATGCTGAATCATGTTTGATTCAATTTCCCTGTAACCATTGGAATATACACCGTCTTTGTATATGTGAAGCTGCCCGTTGATTTTGACAACGTGTGCCTGATTCTTCATAAATGTGGCAAACTTATCAAACAGGAATGTGCTGCCAAGGAAAAAAACAGGCTTTTGAAACGCTTCATCACGCAAGATCACTTCCAGTTCATCATCACCAAGCGACTGTTTCAGAACAAACTTGTTCAAGATGCGGATGCACTCACGGGTTTCTTCAACCGTAAAGTCATTTGCAGTCAGGGTCAGAATATAATTGAACAACGCCTGATTCCTACCGTCCCCGGCATCCATATCAATGAAGTCAGCGGTTGCCTTGACCGGGAACAACCACTTAGGTACTTCCTGATATTGCTCACCTTCTTCAATGTCCCATTCACAAAAGCGTTCTTCACCGTCAATTTTAATGACTTCATAAGACAACTTACTGCCGACTTTTATATCAGCAGTAAGACCAACCGCCAACTGAATATGTGTCCTGTTCCTTGTGATGCTGTGATTCTTGAACAAGAAGTGTTTGCCCCTACTGGTACAAAGGACTTTACAGTCAAGTTGCATTTCTTCCACAATGTTCATCAGAATTTCAGATTGGTCAGAATCATCAATGTCGATAAGGATAGTGTCATCAGCCAAAACCCCGCCGAACCCGTTCAGGTTCTTCACTTCATCATAGGTTTTCCATGTGGTTCTGTTTTTCAGTTTTTCAATGCTTGCCTTGCCTTTGGTTTCAACATAACCTTTGTATAGTGGCATTTTTTATCACCATCCTTTAAGTGATTTCTTGCATCACTTTTTTATAAAATTCCTTGTTTCTGACATTGCAGTCAAAAGCCTTTTGCCTTTTCCATAACCGTGTTTTCAAGTTCCTAAGTTCTTCATTCTGTTCCTTCAAAGTTGTCCTTGGTTCTTTTAGACGTTCCCTGTACTTTTTTACATCAGCATTGCGATCCTTCCAAACTTTTGTGTTCTTCCTGTGTGAATCCCGGAGAAGCTGCGAGTTTTTAACACCCGTCTGAATCTGTGAAATACGGTGCTTTGTCTGCCTGATCTGCTGTTCTGCATACTTGACCTTTTGCGTGTACCCTTCAATGTAAATACTGTGTTCCTTCTGAACTTGTTCAAACTGTTCAGTCTGTTCCTGAATAAATTCTTTCATCTGCTGTTCACATTCAGGTGTGAAACTGCTTCTGATAACTTTCAGCAGTTTCCTGACCTTGGCAATTCTGCGTTCTGAAAGAAATTCTTCAAGATGAACTGTCATTGAACCATTTTCATATCTAATTTCTAAATCCATGAAAACCTTCCTTCCCGGTGTTACGCTACAACACCAAATTGTTTCAAGCGTTTCTTTGCTAAATCTATGTACCACTGCCTATCAAGTTCAGGCGGTGTTTTTACCCCAACAACCGAATCATTGAAAATGAAACAGTGGTCAGGTGTATTACCGAATTTTTCACCCTTGGTTTTCACCTGTTTACGTTTCAGCAATCTTCCATGCTGCTGATCGTTAGATGCAAACACCCTGTATGACTTATATGTGTATTTGTCCTTGTCAGGGTATTCATACACCGTCTTGATTGTTCTTTTGCCTATATGACTGACAAGCGGTGTGCAATGCTCATGTTCCACCCAATCATACTTGTCTGATAACTTGACGATCTTCTGAAACATAATCAGGTCATCACACTGATTGATGGTCTGTTCAACCGGGGTTTTCTTAACCATGTAGTCAACCAGTGCTTTATTCAGGATTGGCAGATCATTGTCAACCGCTGAAAGTTCCTTCACATAAGCACCGATTCTTTCAACACCGCCGTCAATACCAACCCAAAGGTAATTGTTCACATCCTTCTGATAGATTTCACTAATGTTATCCAGTTCAAGAAGAATTGAACACTGATCTGTTGAACAACGCTGTTCCCACTCCCAACAAATATCATCAACCATTTCAAAGGCTTCATCTGTGTCAGGAATCCAAATAATAAGACCGTCCGTGTTGGACTGAATCAGTTCAAATCCCGGTACAACTTCAAGGTGTTCAATCAGGTCAAGCAACATCAACTGACCGTTGATGCACATACAGTTATTGTTTCTTGGGTCATACGCTGCATTGGTTTCATCCTTCATTGCACCTGACAAGGCGTTCAGCATCTTCTTATATGGCAACTGTGCTTTCTTCCACCGCTTGACTTCTTTCTTGTTTCCGGCGTTTTTTGCAGCAATCTGTTTTTCCTTCATGGCTTTTCGTGTGTTATACACCAACGGGTAATTGTCATTAGTTGCTGCCCTTGTAACCAGTCCCCAAGCAATCAGCATTGAAGGATAGTAATTGTTTACATCAACGTGCAGCAGTTGCCCGGTCTTGTGAATTGGTGTGGCTGTTGCCCCATGAACACCGCCAAAACCGAATGAATGAGGAATACCAGCAACCACGGTTTCAAGACCTTGTTCTTTGTACCATGTACGTTTTGAGTATTTATCCATGTGTGCCAAGTCCATTGACAAGGCTTCCTGTCTTTTCTGTTCAAACCATTCCTGAACATATTTATATTTTTTCAGTTGCAAGCATGGTAAAAAGTAGAAATCAAATTCATCTTCAAATGATCTGCGGGTACATCCAAGCACTTTTGCAGTGATTCTTGCTTCACTGTCCCCTATATCTGACAGGTTCACAATGTCCGGAAACGCCTGAATGATACCGTGCATTGCATTAAATTCATCTATTTTTTCAAGGAATACTTTGATGGTTTCTTCCACATCATGCCGACAGTAGAAAACCGTCATTTCAATTTCTTCCTTGGTTAATTTCCTGTTTATTCTAAAATCAACATCCGTTTCCTTGATATTGCTGCCAAGAAAACCTTCCAGTGTTTTCAAACCAACCGGGGGGTTCGGCATAACATCATAGTTAATCATTGGAACTTTGTTGAACGCTGATGAAAATTGCCACCCTTCCTTTTTTTCAACAATTATCCAGTCATTGATTCTTTTGGGATTCATTCCCAACAGAATACCTTTCATAATGTACTGGTCATAGTGGCGGTTGTTATAACCTACCCATATATCCTTGCTATTAGCTTCATATAAGGCTTTTAATTCATCAGGGTTATTGATTATCACATATTCTTTTTTCTTGGTCACATCAATGAAAACAGCAAGCCAATCTTCCTTGAAAACCTCAAAGTCATAAAATATCACTACATTCACCCTTTCTGAAAATAGCGGTGGAAGGTGTGACCTCACCACCGCCTGACATTTCTATTTTGTAGATATTTTATCTACTTTTCAAGCAAAAAATTTTAGCAGTCAAAAACTTCCTTGATTGTGATAGGATTGAAAGCATCTGCCTTATAATCAACCTCAACTTCAATCGCACCCTGAATAGACTGGAACACATCAAGAATCTGATCTGCAAAATCTGCATAGTTTACGAACTCAACAGGTGTGTCATCTTCTGCAATCAGCTTGTTCACCCAAGTGCATACAGACTTGATTGCCTGTCCGTCCGTCCACTTTGCGGAACTGTTGCCGGAAATAACACGGTTGAAGAAGATCATGCGGTTTGCCTGTTCACCTTCCTTGATCTTTGCCTGAACTGCAAACATCAACTTATCCTGTGCCTTGGTCAACTTAATTTCCATCTTCTCAATACTAATGATATATGTACCATCCGGCACATCAGCAAAATCATTATCAGGTGCGTTCTGCACCTCATTCTGTAATTCCTGTAAATCAACCTTTTCATCAAATGCACTGAAATCAATAGCCATAATTTTTCACCTTTTAACCTTTCTTATTTGCTTAATACTAACTTTAACAACTCAAACGCCTGAACCTCATTGAATCCGGCTTTTACATAGGAATCATAGATTTTCTTTGCAGCAGTTGCACCATCTTCCGGCGATACATCCTGTTTAGCTGCTACCGGGTGCGGGTTCTTCATTGAACGGTTGTTTGCTGTGTTCATTCCTTCCGTGATTGCTGATGCAAGGATTGCACCAAACAGTTCATCAGGTAAACCAAAAGGATTGTTCATGTTCTTTTACCTCACTTTCTTAGCGTGTTTTTCTTACTCTGCGGGTTCTGCCAGTCGACTGTTCATCTACTGCCGGGGTTTCATCCGCTGTTGTATCTGCATTATCAGGCTGTGCCTGTGCTGCACTTCTTCTTGTTCGTCTGCCCTTCTCCGGCGGGTTCATTGCCCCATCAATAGGATTTTCCGGCTTAGGGTTGTCTGCCTGTGCTAAACGCTTCACACCTTCACCAAATTCGTCCTTGCTGATGACCTTCATAACCTCAACACCGTCAACAATCAGGTCAACCGTGTCACCCTTGTGCTTCATCACATAGTTATCATCAGCCGGAACATAGAAGTATGTGTCCGCATCCAGTGTGACAGATTCAGAATCAGTATTTGTTGTGCCGTCCTGTTCTGCTGCCTTTCTTTCCTTGCGGGTTCTTCTTGGCGGTGTTTCAAGTTCCGGCTGCTGTACAGAATCCGCTGCTGCACACGCTTCATCAAACGGGATTTCTTCACGCCCATCAGCAACCGCATCAATAGCCTTGTCACGCTCTGCCATATAATCAGCCATTTTCTGATTATTTTCAGCCACCACTTCATCATGTGTCTTGCGGGCGGTTCTGCCTGTCTTTGGTGCTGCATCCTCTGTTGTGGTAGGTGGTGTTGCTGTGGATGTGGTCTTTTTTCCACCCCTTGCCCGTCTGCCGTTTGCATCCGGCTTTTCAAGATCGGATGCAGCTTGTGCATCAGCCTGACCCATTTCCGCATCTGTCTTATACTCACCGACTTCATAGAAGTTGCGGATTTTATCGGCTACATAATTCAAGTCATTGTCAATGGCGTATGCCGGGAACATTCCCATAGGTGACTTCACGGTGTCCTTGCCACTGTTCTGTGTGTAGAAGTAATATTTTCCTTCATTCACACCTGTTCTAAGTACAATGGTGAAAAGTCCTTCAATGGTGATCTTCTCACGAAGTAACTTTCCGATCAGCTTAATAGTAGTAACACCATTTTCAAGGGTTTCTGTGTGGGTCATATAAGCAACAACCACATCATCAGGAAGTTCCTTGCACACCTCAATGATTTCAAAGTAGTTTGCACCGAAGTCATTCCACTTATCCCAACCGTTTTCCTTAATACGGTTCATGTACGGAACTGAAAGAATATACTGGAAGTCATCAACAACCAATAACTTCTTCCCGGCTGCTGCCTGTTCCTTCATAAATTTGCAAATCTTGCGTGATTCAACCTCACTGTTCAGCATTGTGAACTTACCCTTGAACGGTAACGGCTTACCAACCGGGTTCACAACGGCAGTTGTTGCCGGATCACAATTTCTCATACTGGTACTTTTTCCTGTACCTGATTCACCCATAATCAAAAGCATCTGTGCCATATTATTTCACCTGTTCCTTTCTGATTTTTTCAAAGTTTCCCGCCATATTAGCAGAAACATGATGCTGACCAAACTGTTTCTGAACTCCCGCACGAATCACTGAACGAAGTAACTTTCTGTTATATACCGGGCGGGGATTGTAAACTTTTCCCTGTCTTTCATTTACCATACTCTTATACCTCACTTTCCTTGATAATGATTTTTAACTTTCTGCGTTCATCCATTGGTATGACTTCAACAGAATAGTTATTTGCAAGAAGAATACCAACTAAATCCTGATATGCTGCACTGGTGCGACTTCCTTCAATTACAATACAACCACATTCAGCAGCACATTCCTTTTCAATATCTTCACGCATAATATCATTTACTGACTGAATATCATTGATGATATATTTCAATTCCTGATTTTCAGCCATCAACTGATTGCGTTCATCTTCTAACTGTCTGATTTTCTTATCTCTTTTATCCATTATTCTTCACTTCCTTCATCTGTGCTGCCTTCTGTTACTCTGCTTGACCATAAATCAGCATAGTGCAGAATCAAATATAACGGGGTTTCATTTCCCTTCACTGCATAGTTTGCTGATTCATACAGACCATCATGGTATCTGATCGCAAATTCTTCATCTTCCGTCAGGTCAATGAAAAGGGTTGCTAACTTGATGCTACGGGTTGCATGGTCAAGTGGAAGAAGTGCCGGGTTACGCTTGAAAGGCTTGCTTTCAGACTGTTTATATTTCTGTTCCGGCTCTGCCTTGGTGGGTCTGCCGTCCTTAATCATGTTAGGCACATACATCTGTTTACCAAAGTCACCGCACTTGCCAAGGTCATGTAATGCTGCTGCAATGATGACTGAATCACGAATTTCTGCATACTTGACTTTGCCAAGAAGTGCATAACCAATATTTTCTGCTGCCATCATTACATTTCTGCTGTGGTGAACAAGTCCGAACTGACAAGCAAGATGATTTCCACCACTGCAAGGTGCTTCAAAGAATCCGATCTGTTCCATGTAATCAATCAGATCTTCCATTCCTTCACGCTTGGTTGAAAGTAAGTGGTCAACCACATACTTCTTATTGTCAAGTTCCTTCTTGTTGTCCTCTGTCATCTGTTCAACTGTGTCCTGAACCTGTTCAGTTGTTTCCTGTGTTACTTCTGCGGTATTCTCAACCGCTGCATCTGCTTTCTTTTTTGCTGCCATGCTCTTTCACTCCTTTAATTATTTTTTATGTGATTCCATTCTGTCAGGAATGGATAGACACCGTATAAGTTGACGGGTAATTCACCCAGTTCAAGGTGTTCAATAAATCCCTTGAATTGTTCATAGTCCTTTGGGTATAACAGGATGCCGATACCGCCCGCCTTTTCAATCTGTCTAAGATTGTATAACTGCAAATCTGACGGTCTGCCCTTTGGTGCTTTCAATTCGATTCCTAAAAACCAACCGTTGAAACAAACCAACAGGTCAGGAATACCGCTTTTTGTATAAGCAGCACCACCCCAGTATTTCAGCACCCAAGCACCCTTGTCCTTCAGGAACTTCTTGACCTTATTTTCAAAATTCTTTTCTGCTGCCATTTACTCACCGCCCAACTGTTCATTGAACTGCATCTGATAATTCAGAATTTTTTCTGTATAGTCTGTGGAATAAATGCCTTTTTCCCATAACCGGGCAGCACCATCTTCACCCATGTTGTACGCCATCAAGACCATATTGGTATCTTGATACCGTTCAAACAGTTTTCTAAGTACGAACACGCCCGCCCTGATGTTCTGATACGGGTCTGTGAAATCCGTAACACCAAGGGTATCTGTCAACCACTGGTGATTGATCTGATTGATCTGCATATAACCGTAATCATTGGTTTCACTAACAACTGCCGGGTCAAAACTGCTTTCATTCTGAATCAGTGCCATGACAAGGGTAAAATCAATGTTGTATCCGGTACAAAGGTAATATGTAAATTCCTGTTGTTCTTCCGGCATCTTGCAGTCAAGCGGTGTGAAGTCCAAGTCACCCGCACCCCAGTCAAGGGAAATTTCCTGTGTAAAAGTTCTGTCATCATACGCCCCATATACAAGGGTTTTAGTGCTTGACCGTTCAAGTGTCTGTTCTTCTGTTTTCTGCTTGTCCTTGGCTGTTATATGAGTTTTCAGGGCATATCCTGACACATTACCAATCACCAAACCAACGCCAAGTGCAACACCAATCAGAATCAAGACCCTTTTGACCATTGCCGACTTTCTCATGCTCTTTGAATAGTTCAATTTTCATCACCCCTTTCCGTAATTTTCAAATAAATGATTCCGGGAATTATCAGAATCGCACCAATGATGTATTCTTTCAGGTGTGCAGTAAGTGGTTCATATATTCCCATTTCAACCGCATAGTCAGATGCACCGACTGCACCGATTATCAGGAATACACCGATAAATGCCATGATTCCAAATATCCAATTAAGTATTTTTGAATAATTCATCTGTCAGTTCCTTCCCTTCTTTCAACGCTGCAAGGTTTCTTTCTTCAACCGTACCCTTCACCAGTAAGTAATAGTAAAAGCATGGTTTGGCTTGTCCTATGCGGTGAATACGCTTTTTTGACTGTTCCCACATATCACATGACCCTTTGCCAAGTGGCAAAGTGAAATAAATAATCTTGTTTGCTTTCTGATAGTTACCACCCATCGCCCCGGCTTGATACTGTATGAATGTGATTGAATCATCTGCCTGATCGTATGCGGTCAAGTCCTTCTTTGACCCATTCACAACTGAATATGGTCTGTTCAGATCAGCAAGTTTTTTCTGCATTGCTTCAAGTTCTGCGGTAAAGTTGTAGAATATAATCAGCCTATCTTCTGTTGATTCAACCAAGTCCCGCAAACCTTCCAGTTTTTCCTTGTGCCACTGCCCGCACAACTGCCGGGCATATAGCATCTTGGTCAGGCTGTTGTCACCGACCAGTTCAACCCGTGGTGTCACATCCGTACCATAATAATCTGAATCATCTTTGAACTTGCACATATTAAGGGTATCAAGCATGATGTAACTGTTTTTGATAAAATACTTGTATGCCTGTGTTACCTTAAAGAATATCTTCTGTTCAGTCTGTTCCGGCAGTTCAATCACATCAGCGGTTTTCATAAAGATGCACCCATGATCTGCAAGTTTCTTTTTCAGGTGTTTCGTGTGTTTGTACCCAGTTATCACTTCATTCTTGTACCCATCACCGTTTTCAACCCATTCAGTCTGAACGTATGATGACCAAAACGCCTTTTTTGTAATGTTCCACCCAAGCAACTGAACCTGTGACCACAACCTTTCATACTTTCCGGCTGTTGGTGTTCCTGATAATAAAATCACGCTTTCCGGCTGCATTTTCAGAATGAACTTTGACCGTTGTGCTGTTTCATTGGTTATCAGTGAACTTTCATCAAGCATCAGTGTGAACCCTTTGAGTTTCAGCAACCAATCCCGCCGGAAAGCAGTTTCATAGTTGATAACGCCTATAATCTGAACATCCTTGTTATATAATTCTTTGGTATCAACAAGTGTCCTGAAATTGATTGCTTCACTTTTCTTGGTCAGGTTCATCACCCGGTCACTTGGGTAATAATCTTTGAAGTGCTGCACCCAGTCATCTATCTTTGACTTTTGACAGATGACCAAGTTCACCGAATTATTCAGCAAATACATTTTTTCAGCACCTACAAAGGTTTTACCCAGTCCCATATCAAGATAATACGCACAACGGTTGAACTGTTCAGTTCTGTTCAATGCTTCTTCCTGATGGGGCATGAAATTCAACATTTTCATTCTTCATCAGCGTCCTTTGGTGCTTCACCTGAAAGGTCAATCTGTAACTTAGCAACTTCAACTGCTGCTCTGTAAACCAATGCATATTTAGAATCACCGTGGGTCTGTGTAACCTTTTCAAGAAATCTATCAATCTTTCCAAGGAAACAACCACACTTGACTGTAATTTCATTGTCCTTGTCACGATAGAATGTAGTGAAATCATTTCTACTGCCGATTGCACCAATCACTAACACATGACTTGCAGAAAAGACCTTGGCATCACCGCAAACCTTGGCATCACCGCAAACCCAAGCCTTTCCTTCATGTGAAAGGTTTTCTTCTTTCTCAATCCAACCACCAAGACCACCAATTTTTACACATCCAAATCAACCAGTTGCACGGATACGGTGTAATACTGCGGTTCTAAATAACAATTTGATTTCTTTGGTTTCTCCTGTAAATTCATATTTTTTCATGGTTTTTATTCCTCACTTTCTAATAATGCAACTGCTCTGTCATAGTTACGTTCTATCATTCTTAATTCATCTTTTCCTTTTTCTTCAAGGTCACATACCGCATGATAAATTTCATCATTTCTTAGTGCGGTGACCTCATTGGTTATCAGATCAGTGATGACCTGTGGTTCAAGTGCATCCAATTCCCATGATTCATCACCATATTCAGCAATGTACTTTCCACAACGGGAATCTGTAATCTTTGCCGGGTTCGGCGGTGGGTTATATGTACTAATCTGATTCATTGTCAGTGCAACACGCTTTACATAAACATCTGCACCGAACATTGAAAGCCTTTCCTGAATGTCCCTTGTCATATCAATACCGCTTGGGTCATGGTCACCTAAATGAATGATGAAACGGTTTTCCCGGTCACCCTGTCGAATAAACCGTTGTGCTGCACTCCACATTTCTGACTGTGATGTATAACCCCTACATGAAAAATAAGGTGTGTCAAGTGGTCTGCAAGCCTGTCCGACAATATCAACCAAGGCATCCTTTTCAACCCATACTTCAACGTAGTTAGGTTGACCTTGCCATTTATCAAGCATATAAGAATATCTTGCAGATGCAATCACATCTGCCGGATTGTCCCAGTGACCATTGCTTCTAAGGTTGCGGGTTCTGTCTGTGATGCTGTGCCAGTCAATCAACCCGGCAAGTCTACCGTCATTGATAAGACTGCCTATGTTCTTATAACTGCGTTCATTGTTTGGTATATAACCACGGGCAACCAACTGATAATATGCCTGTCTAAGTGTCAGTTCATATCCCTGTGCCTGATATTCTTCAACCACCTGATTCACAAGGTTTATCAGTTCAAGACTTTTGCCCCTGAAATTTATTTCCTTGTATTGAATCTTAGGCACTGACCGTCACCCCCTCAATTTCTGCAAAACGCTTTGCATTGATGAAGTAAGACCAACGGTGTTCACTGGTATGAATTGCATACCCCCAAGGAAAAACCCCCTGTTGTAAACCAAGTGCTATTGTGTTTGTGTGCTTGTGCATCAACTTAGCAACCTCATGTACTGTCAATGTTTGGATGCCATCTTCACACTTTGACGGTTTGAAGATCACCGGGTTTTCATCCTGTTCAAAATAATCAGGTGCAAGTCCAAGTGATACTGCAATATCACTCTGAACCTGTTCTGACGGAACTGTTTTGTCATTCAGGTACATACTGATTGACCCTTTACTTTTCCCGGTCATTCCAACCACCTGTGCCTGATTGACACCTAACTGCTGCATAGCCTGTTTCAACTTTTCGCTGAATTTCATAATTTATCACCTATCCTTTCTTACAGTAGATATTTTATCTACTTTTTAGGCAAAAAAAATCTTAGTTGCATCATCATCTGTTAAATTTAACAGGTCTTTCAGTGCCTTGATTTCACTTGCCTTGAACTCTGTTTCATTGTTGACCTTCTTCATAAGTCCAAAGTAAGTCAACCCGCACTTTTCAGCCACAAACTGCAATTTATAGCCGGATGCATTGATTTTTTCCCTTAATAACTCTGTGTTCGTCATCTTACTTTTCACCTTCCTTTTCATCATCAGGAAACGCATTGTTATTATACTGCTTCCTGATTGTTATTCTTACAACCCCTGATTCCAACTGTTCAAAGGATGTTTCCTTGAACTTCTGCGATCTGCCTTTTTTCAGGCTTTCCATATACGCAAGGTATTCAAGTTTGGTTGGAAATTCAAGAATCTGTTCAATCCATGCTGCAACTATTTTCTTCACTTCATCACCTTCTTTCATTGCCGGGTACTTTCAGGCAGCGACCCGGCATCTTGTTAATTCAGTCTGTTTTATACCTCTAAACTCTGTATGTGCTTTTACTGTACCAGTGATTGACATTTCATCAACAGTATCATCAATATACTTTCCAGTTTTCCATGTATAAACATTTCCATCTGCACCTATGATCTTGTATATGTGGGTGACACCGAAATCAGTTTCCCAACTTGTTACACACTTTACAGACTGAACTTTTACTGTGATTCTGTCAGAAATTTCACCGACATATTCTGATGACTGTTCTATGTCAAGAACTGCTTTTCTCTTTGCGGTTCGTTCTAACCCCCTGTCATACGCCGGAAATAATGAAGCGTACAAGCCAAAATTCCCTTTGACATATTCAAGACTACAAGCCGTTTTTAAGTTATGAATGTAATTGCTGTTTTCTTCCTGTTCAGACACCCAATCAAGGGCATCTGACACAAGTTTTACTGTCAAATCACTGTCAATGTCAAAGTTCACTGACCGCATCTTATCAAGTAAATCCTGTAAGTATTCTTTTGTTATTGCCCGCCCATGTGCTGCATCATAAAAATCTAATGCCCTTGTTGCGGTGCTGATACCTTCATCAGATGTTCTTGTGTAACCAAAATGACGGATTGTTTCAGCCACATAAGAAAGATATTCTTTTGTATTAACATACCGCTGATAACTGCATCCGGGTTCAGGTGTTTCACCTTCAATCAAAGTATCAAATAGGCTCATATACTGCGTAACTGCTTCTGCACTCATACCATGTGTGAAATCTTTCAGGCAAGATTTTCCAACCTGTTTGAACTCACCTGTTGTCTTATTCCTGACAATGTATGTGTTTTTGCGGTATCTCTTACTGTTGCAGTGTTCACATACAGGTGTGGTTGTATAGTATCTTTCAGGTACTTCAATCCCTGCAACACCTGTTATAATATTACCCTTTTCAGTGTGTTCCCGTTCAGCAACAAATTCCCAGTCATTTATGACTGCTGTTCCTTCCGCTTCCACCAGTACAAAACGGGCGGTGTATTTGTTTCCTTTTTCGTCCTTCAACTCTCTGAACTCTTCACCAGTCTGTTCATAGTGGAAATCACAACCGTATGCCTTGCACTTATTAAAAATACGCTTCAACTTCTTTTCAAGTCTATCAAGATTACCTTCATAGATTGCATACTTCATAGCCTTACCATTTCCTTTCCCAGTTCCTTCAAAAAGTTGTCTATTGTCAGCACACCTTATTACATCAGGGGTGTCTTGCCTTTATCAGATTTCACATTGAAATCTGCAAACCTGTCAGCCAACATTGAACTTTTTGAACGGTACTGTTCAAACCGTTGATGATTTCACCTTAAAACCACCAAAACCTGTTGACCTACACACAATAGACAATTTTTTGAAAGAACTGAAATCCTATTCCTTGGTTCTTTTCCCCGGAACTGCTGCAACAGTTCTTTTTGAAGTAGTCAGGAAGTCGGGGAACTTCCTGACCTGTGAAACAAAGTGCTGTGTCATCTCGTGCGGTTGATTCTTCCACTTAACGGTTTCTTGGTTTAGGGGTAAAGTGCTGATTGGTTCAGCCTGTTCAGTTTTCTTCAAATAGTTCTGAATACTTTGCTTTCTTGCCCTACCGTTCCTGTTTTCTTCAACTACTTTGACGGGTCTTGTTTATTCTTCACACGCTCTGTCTGCTATCCGGCAGCCTGACCACCATGTCACTTGCGTGTAGCCCTATCGCTTCACCCGTTCCTTCCTACTTGCTTTGTTTTTGGTAGATGTTTTATCTACTGACACAACAATACCATTCAGTAGATAAAATGTCAACACTTTTTTATAAAAAATTTGATAAAAGTTGATATTCAATCTATTTTATGGTATTCTTTAAGCATAACCAACCGGGAAGAAGGTGATTAAATGACAATAGGTGAAAGAATAAAAGTAAGGCGGGATGAATTAGGAATGTCACAAGAAGAACTTGCACATAAGATTGGATATAAAAGCAAAACTTCCATAAACAAAATCGAACTTGGTATTCAGGAATTACGGCAATCAAAAATAAAACAGATTGCTGATGCACTCCAAACAACTCCGGCTTATATCATGGGTTGGAAGGAAACAGAAGAAGATCAGCAGTTAAAAAAGTGTCGTGAACTATTCAAGAAATGTCACGGTTCAGATGCTTATGATGTGGTTTCCTTGTATCTCACCCTTGATGAATCCGACAAAAATGTTGTAAAGACTATGATTGAATCATTGCTTTCAGCAGAAAAATATTCTGTTAAAAAAGAATCATTGAACGCATAGGCAATATCATCATGGTTGATTTTTCAAAAAGGTAACTGTTGGTAACGGGTAACTGTTGCTTTTTTATACTGTATATTTTACTTTTTATATTCTTATTCATATAAGATATTTTATTATTAAGAAAAATACTACCAAACAGATACCAACCGTTACTATATTGAAAACACTGTATTTGCAACAGTTACTTGAACCGTTACCAACCGTTACGAACGGTTACCACAAAGAAGGGAAGGTCAGATTTATGAAAAAAGTCATTAAACTTGTCGTTTTAGCAATCGTTGTTATTTTCGTGATTATGGTTGTGAAGGATATTTCAAAGAATCCCATTCAGAAAAAAGAAACATCATCAGAAGAAATCCCGGTCATATTAGATGCAGATGCCTATTCAAGAATTTCATCTGAACAGTTGATTGAATTACTTGGTGAACCAAAGTCAACGGAAGATTGGAACAATGAAAATTCCAAAGGCACATTTCAAATGCAGCTTTATACTTATGACTTAGATGGAATGTATACAGAATTTATTCTGTATGAAGATGCTGTTGTCAAGATCAGATGCTTTGCAACTGAACCGTGGGAAATCAAGAAAGACTTTGACAATGTGTTCAAAATGTTCAACATTACGATAAAAGATAGTGCAAGGAAGGTTGTTGACACGGGTATTACTTATAAGTTTTCACCAGTATCAGACACCGTTGCAGAATTTGAAGTTTATAATTTTGATTCAGAAAAGCACACATTTGATTCAGTCTATATCACATACAATTTGAATTATTTTGATGACCCTAATTAACTGAACAAAAAATGAACCCCGACCGTTGCAGCGGTCAGGGTTCTAATAACTCTATACCAAGGAATAGGATGATATAGGCTATGCAACCCTAATTATATCATCCATTCCTTGAAATTTCAATCAGGAAGGAATGATATACATGGGAAGAAGAAACCCAAACGGTTACGGATGCGTAACCAAACTAAAAGGTCATAGGTCACGCCCTTGGGTTGCCAAGGTGACAATCTATGATGAAGAAGGACACGCCAAACAGTCACCAATAGGTTATGCTGAATCAGAAGAAAAGGCGAACATTCTATTGGCTGAATATAACAACAACCCTTGGGATATTGACCGGGAAAAGGTGACCTTGGTTGTACTTTATCAGCGTTGGTCTGAAATCAAGTTACCAAGGTTAGGAAAATCAAATCAGCAGTCCTTGCGTTCAGCGTTCAAACACTGTTCCAAATACTACGGTGTGAAGTACAGGTCAATGAAATCCTATCAGATGCAAGACTGCATTGACAACTGCGGGTGTGCATACTCTACACAATGGGCGATCAAGAACTTGTTCGGACACCTTGACAGGTTTGCATTTGAAATTGACCTGATAGATAAAATGTATTCACAAATAACTACCGCCCCACCGATACCTGAAACAACCCGTGAACCGTTCACGCCTGAACAGATTGATATGCTGTGGAAAATAAAAGATGACCCTTGGGTCAACACTGTGCTGATCTACATATATACGGGGTTCAGATTACAGGAATTGTTGGGAATGAAAACTGAACAGGTAAACATCAAGGACTGGTACTTTGAAGGTGGAATCAAGACCGCTGCCGGAAAATGTCGTATTGTTCCGATACATGACCGTATCAAACCATTTGTGAAAGCACTGGTTTATGAAGGGAACAAGTATCTATTCACCTATCAGGGCAAAAAGTTCAGTCAGGCAAATTACTATAAGTGTTGGGGTGAAGTCATGGAAAAGATAGGTGCAGACAAGACCCCGCATGAAGCACGGCACACCTTTGAAACACTTCTTGACAATGCCAAAGGTAACAGAAAATGTATTGATATGCTAATGGGTCATAAGTCAAAGGATGTAGGAAACAGGGTGTATAATCACAAGACTATTGAACAGTTACGGGACACCGTTGCCCTGTTAAAATAATATTTTTTGCACTGAACCAGTAACAAATTAGAAACAAAAAAGGCGGTAAACCCTGTATTTTCAAGGAT